TTCCACTAAGGTGCTTTTGTGCGAATATTATATTGTTAATGTTATGTGGCACTGCCAACCTTGTGAATTGCTTCTTGCAGTTCGTCATGTTCGATAAGGAAATACCTTACATCTTCTTTTGTAATTTTTGTCAATACCTTATGTCTTATTTTCATTCTACAACTAAACAGTGATAATATTAAATACGACGGTGCAATTACTAAGGCAATATCTGAAACTTAACTAAATATAAGCGAACCTGTAATATAATCGCCTTTCTTAAATTCGGTGGTTGCCCATACTCCTTTATTACCATCTTTTGTATAATATCGAGCAAAAGCATAATTCTGGTTTGCAGAGCTATATAACAATGTTGTTCCATATCCGACCAATTTATATCGAACTACACCTGTGGCATCATAAGGAGTATAATTACTTTCCAATACTTTACTAAAGCTAATACCCATATTTTCAAGAACTGTTTCTATGTCATAATATCCTGTAAAATTATTCTGTGTAGAATCTTGTGTTTCAATTTTGGAGGCATAGTATAAAATCCCTGTTTTGGTAGATTTATTATAATAGCAATAATTATAGCCATAACCTTCAAGAGTACCATTTATACTTGCAATATTTTTGCAAAAAGAGTTTTTAACGTCAATATTGCTGTTTAATTGTGTAATCTCGTCACGAATATTGCTAATCATGTCATTGTTATTCTTAATTCCTGCGTCCATTATATTTAAGTTTGCTGCACTAAGCGGAGTGCTTTTACTTGGAGATTGTTGCCAGTTTACACGGCTGTACGAAAGAAATCCAGTTAAGCTCATAATTTACCTCCTAAAAAATAAGCGTGTGGGCTTAAACCCACACTCTCTGATGATTTACTCTGTTATTGTATCTGTCGTATCTGAACCGATTGTCTGCTGTTCATTCTTTAACAGCTTATTGACTTCCGATTTAAAATTCTCATAATCATTATCGCATTGTGTCTGATTTGCAAGGTATAATTCCTTGTTAGTGATTGTCTGGCTAATTGTCAATGAACCAGTTTCTGGCACAGCCGCATACATTGTCATAGCTGATTGACCGTTAATTACTGATGTTCCGCTTAAATTTGTTGTCTTTGTTATACTTAACATATTGTTTTCCTTTCTACCGCTGTGCGGATTTAGTACCAATTTTTTTCTGCCAAATCCCATGTAGCGACAGCTACATCGTCAACGTATATAGTTAAAACGCTTCCGCTCCAATCAAATGTTACTGGATTTCTCATAGACAAAGCAGGTCGCATATAGTTTTTAAGTGAAGGGTGGTATAGCTTAACATTTAAGTAGTCATTAAAAACACATTCGCTTCTACTTAGTATCCATTTCGTTCCTGAACCATCATCGTTTGACATTTCAATGTAGTGTCCCTGTATCTGTAAAAATGCCCCTGTACTGCTTTTCATAAGGTATTCACCACCAATAATAGTAGTGGTCATTGTAATACCTCCGTCAGTTACATTTACATTTTTAAAGGTGCCTTCTAAATCAGCATCAACAGCTTTTAGCTTCTTACAGTCTATCGAGCCATCTGCTGAAATAGTTGTATTAGTAGATGTAAGCGTGAACAGATTACCATTGATATTAACAGATTTATTACCGGTTATATTAATTGTTCCACTTGCATTAAGTGTTATATCATCTGCAATAGCTTCAATTGCGGATTTAAGCTCATCACTTGTTGGGTCTTTCTTAATGTATGCTTCAAGGCTTGCTGATGTGGCATAACTTTCAAGGCTCTTCTTAGTGGCATAATTATTAGAAACTTCTAACTTTATACTATTGCTTTCCTTGGTTATCGCTTGTGTTATAGCATTGTTCATAGCTTCTGTAGTGCTATAGCCTGTAAGAGCATTCTTTGTTACATAAGTTGTAGAAATTTCACTCTTGATACTATTGCTCTCTGCATTAACTGCTTGTGTAATAGCGTTATTAACTTGTACAGTGGTGCTATAATTGTCTCTTATATCAATCTGCGTCTTACTTAATTCAGAGCTGATTGTATTAAGATTCAACTTTAACGCGGCATTTTGATTAAGAAGATAGGCGATTTCGGTTGAAGATATTTCTTTCCAACCGTGCGTTCCGTCTATTTTTTTTATCCAACGCCACGCTCTGTTCTGTGCTTCCCAATACGCTATAATGCCTACGTAATTATCATATTCTGCTTCTGTGTATTCCCATGTGCTATCACTAGGGTATCTATCATCGCTTGGATATATAGGTACACTCCACTCATTAGCTGGATAATTATCCTTAGTCGGCTCGTATGTCACCTGATATATCTTGAAATCATCATTGAGTTGCTTGTAAACATCTCCTATTTGCACACCAAAGCTATCAAGCGTACTTGTAACTGTGTTGAATTTGCTTTCGATAGACTCTCCATTGCGAATATCAGTCCACCACAACTTTTGGTCAATAAAATCTTTAGATTGCTTAATAGCCGAACCCCATAATGTAGAATTGCCGCCAACGGTTGTCTGAATACTCTTGAATACGCTATCAAGGGTTTGCTGTTCACTATCAACATATATCTTCGTTGAATTAAGCGTGTGTGAACCATCATTGTTGATAACATTGAACAGCGATTCTATATTCAACTTGCTTGCGGCAATATCAGCATTATCCTTAACCATATCATCACGGATAACCTGTCGTTGAATACCTTTGTCTGTTAATCCAATAGCGTCAAACATCAAATTGCCTGATTTATCCCAGATATACATGTTGTAATCTGAATTAGCGTCTTTACCTATTTGAACCCTAACCCTATTGCTGTCAGATATTTGAATTGTATTGTCTTTCCACTGTGACTTGCCATCTTCGCTGTGAACAAGTACATTAGTAGTATTAATGTCAAGTGCTGTGATTTTGCTTGCGTCAAGACTATCAATCATTGCTGACTTAATCTGCGCTTCTCCCAAAACAGCAATAACAGAATTAGAGAAATCCGTTGTTATTGTTGTTCCTGTTGCTGAACCGAATATTAATGTCTTGATATCAGCTACACTTGCGTCAAGTATGCCAACTTTCTCATAATCTACTTTAAGATTTGCAATGTCCGCATTAACAGCCTTAAGGCTTTTCACATTAGCATTAATGATATCTGCATATGTTGCATCTAGTTTATTTGTTTTAAGGTTGTCAATATCAGCATTAACAGCCTTTAACGTTTCAATGCTTGCGTATCTGATATCAGCTTCATCAACAGATAGTTTATTAATAAGCGCTTTATTTACAAGTATCAAGTCGGCATAGTACCGTTCCATCTGCTTAGTAATAGGACCAGAAGCAACGCTTGTATTCTCCGTGTCAGATTGACCTATAGATGTAACTGTATCCATTAAGCCGCCGTCACATTCGTGCGTAATCTGCATTATAGGCACTTTGTAGTCAACGCCACCTTTGTTGACAGTTATAATGTCACCAACTTCTAGTCGGTAATCACCGACAAACTTAACTGTAAGCGGTCTGAATTGAAAGCCACCTATCTTTTTATAGACTTCATCAAGAATTGCTTGTGTCATAAACGGATTGGCAAAACTAAGCCCTGTTGCACCACTACCGCTAGTGATTGTGCTAGTTTCCTTATCGCCGGACTTTGTGTTATTACAAGTCAGTTTTTGTATGATGAAATCCTTAGATGTTGTAAATGTAACGCCCTGCTGATAATACTTATGTCCGTCAAGTACATAACCACTATCTTTATACCACCTTAATTCAAGGTTTCCGTCAGAATTAATTACCGCATTACAGCCTTGTAGCATAGCCATATAACCGATAATTTCTCTATAGGTATATCCTTGTGGTTTGTCGCTGATAGTATGTGCTGTGACTATATTTGCTGCCAAAGATATACCTAGCTTACCACATATCTCATTAAGAATAGCTTTATCTGTACTAGGAAATGTCATGTCCGAGAAGTAAGGCATATCAGCCTTGTACATTCTGTCGTATGCTTCATAGCTTGTGTATTCTCCGTCGCTTGTCTGCTTAGTAACTGTAAATATTCCCAACTTAATATACTTAATTTCTGTGCCAACCTTAACGCCCTCGAATATAGTAATTTCCTTATTTTCAAGGCTTACTGTTGGCATATAAATAGAAAAGGTAACACTGCTTGCACAAGTGTTACCTATCGTAATTTCGTTATTGGGATTTATCATGTTTTGAAACTTGAAATTGTTAAGTGTATCGGTATGTTCTTCTCCATCAACAACATACTTAGAATAGTATCTTGCACTATTTCCCTTAACAATTTCCGTCATAGCTGTGTCTAATATCTTCATTCTACACCGCCTTTATTGATTAATTAATGGCTTATCATAAACTCGATTGAGTATAATTTAGCTGGTGTAATTTCTTCGCATTTATCGAATGCGTCCATAGGAAGCATTGTCATGTCAGGCACTTCAATCTCTTGCTCATTGATTTCTTGCAATTCTTCCTGTAACTTCTTTAAGTTCTCTGATGTAATCTGATACTGATTATCATTGACAACTGGATTGCCGCTGTCGTCCTTGTCTGCATACTTAACCTTAGTGTCTTCTATGGTCTGTAATGTTGCCTTGTACAGCTCTTCTAATGCCTTAATATTGCACATAACAGCCATAGCAATTCTGCCTGTAGTCTTGTCGTGCGATATGTTACTTAAGCTCTGAAATCTGTCTATTAACTCACTTGTTTTAAGTTTCATGTGGAACTCTCCTTTATTTTTGAATTAAACTTAATTTTGCTCCGACTATTAGTCCGTCCTCATTCTTCGCCCTTGTAAGATACGGATATGTTACATCTCCTGTGTATATTGTCATTTCCTTTTGTGTACCACCTAAAAATAAGACTTGTGCTGTTGGGAATGGGTTATCTACGTCGCTGACTACATTATCAAGTAATAGTGCCTGTTCACCTGTTAATGGCGGTAATTGAAGCTCTACTTTGTCTTTGATATCCACGATTGTTCCTACCATTTCTCCATAATCATTTCTTCCTGTATTTTTAGACCATATCTTATTCCTACTGTATGTGTAGCCGTTATATGCTACTGGGAATCTAACCCCCTCAATCACAACTGCGTCAATCAATCAAACCACCCCTTTCAAGGCATTAAAAAAGGAATGCACCATTTCTGATACATTCCTTAGTGTGGTTACAAATTTCTTGCAACCATTATATTTATTTCTGTTTGAGCCATTCTAATATTCTCAAGAAAATCTATGCAACTTCATTGAATAATTGCAGTATAAATTCTCTTCCAAGCTGTGTTATTCTCCTGTGATAAATAACCTTACCATTGTCGAGGATTTCTTGCTTAATTTCTTCATATCCCATACTGCTGTATGGTGAGTAAAGAACCCAAGTTCCATTGACACTGTATTGAATTTTTTTATCAGCAAGTAACTTGTTAAGTTGAATGGCAGATTTCAGATTCAGTTCCTTAGCAATCTCTGTCATTGTATATGTCTTATTGACATGTGTTAAGATAGCATTCTTTCTTTCTGCTTCAACTCTTGCTTGTCTTTCCTGTTTTAACTTTGTTAATAATTCTATTCCAAAGTCTGGATTATTCAGTATTTCATCAATAACATTATCAGTAGCATATATTCCATTCTTGCGAATTGACGGAATAATCTCATCAGCCACTAATGCTTGAAATTTCTCTGCTGTTTCATTTTTGGCTTTCATTGCTAGTCTGTAGAAGATGTTTTCTGGGATAAAATCGTCTTTCCCCAGCTTGTTGGGGAAACCAATATCCTCTAAATATCTGTTGATTGTTTCCCAACGAATAGATATATATTCCACTCCGTTTTTCTTTTGGGTTTGAGTAAACCCAAGTCCTCTAGCAACATTTTCCAATCTTAAGTACGCAACGCCATTCTGCTCATAGCAGTCTACGCCGCAAATATTCTTAGTGTTCATAGGTACTTTAATCTCATTGTGAGAACTATCTTTTGTAGTTGGATAATTATAACTCATTATTTTACCTCCTACAAAAATTTATCATTTGCTCTAAACAGAATCTATTGCGTAGTGGGAGTATATGCCCACAATGCCTCACGCAATAATATTATGCCACTTCCTTTGTAGCCTTGTCCTGTTCCTTTAAATTAAAATTATTAACATTGTCCTGAATGGTTTCTATCTGCTGCAAAACTCCCATAAGAACATATGAAACTCTTTCGTTTTCCATATTTGCTAAAACTTCTGTTACTGTTGCGTGCGCAATTTCTGACGCTATGTCAATATTTGTTACGATTTCTACATTACTCATTTGTTTTTCCTCCGAAAATAATCTTGAATTTTCCGAAAGAAACTGATATGATAGATTTATCAATTCCTTTCGGATTGGTGCTTTTAAAGCGTTGTGTTCGTTGGTAGCGGTGCAACGCTTTATTTTTTTTGCCCTTTTACTTTTTCAATGCCTTTTTTAATCAAATCAAGTATTGTATATCCGCTTTTATCAGAAAAATTCATTATTTCTTCCTTTTCCTCTTTGGTGACACGAATATATATTCTTTCATTTTTAGGATTGTCGAGTTTAGGTCTACCTTTTTTATTGGACATATACTCACCTCTTTTCTGTCCGCACATTTAATATAAACCGTACGCACAAAAAAGTCAAGCACTTTTTCAATAAAAAATGGAACGCACCGAAAGATACGCTCCATTAAATAATTTATTCAAGTGTTAATGTCTTTTTAATAAGTTTTTTATCAATAAATGACGAATGGGCTTCCACCTCTAAATCTACATTACTTCTATCATTTAAAATAAACGCTTCTGCAATTGTAATAGTCGTGTTTGGCTGTATTTCTTTCATAATATTATCTTCCTCTTCGACAACTTTGAGTAAAGGATAATCCAATTCTACGCCATTTTGAAAACAATTTATGTCATAATTATATGCAGCTCTGGTATTGTCTTTAGAATTATTAGTGAAATCAAAATAAACAATAAGTATATCTTTTTCATTATTATTTATAATTTCATGCTTAAGATACTTAAATTCCGTATTGTTATAAGTGGCATTATCACTGCTTTTTTCTGTTGTGGTATTAGTGTTTTCTGTCTTTGTATCGGTACTTCTATTGCCGTAAACTATTATCAAGACTAAGACAAAAGCTATTGCCAAACCGATGTAAAGTTTCTTTTTCTTTTTCATATTGCGTTACCCCTTTGCTTTTTATATAGCAAAAGAATAACACAATACATTTATCTTATCAATATGGAAAAGCCGCTTGTCCTGTCATATTAGTATAGTTATTAGCTTTATCTTGTACCATTGTAAACAGCTTATCTGCGTCACCTTGTAATGTTATGTTTACATTATTGTTAGCTTCTGACATAGCCGCTACAACTGCATTGTAAACCGCTGGATAAACTGCGTTGGCAATACCTGTTGTGATTTCCTGCTGATTGGCTACTGCTGTTCTTCCGTCCATAGTACCAACCATTTCAGGTCCAACTTCGTTTGCGACAAACAATTGTCCTTTGCCCGGGAATCCGCCGTTTGCATACCAATCAATACTGACTTTTGGCACTCTAGGCGGTGCAAGACTAAATTCTCCGTCAATCTTAAAGTGTGGTGTATCAATGTGTGGAAATTCAAGTCCTAAATCATTCCACCACTGCTTAAAGCTGTTCCAAGCGTTCTGTATCTTAGCTTTAAAATCTTCGATAGCCACAGAAATGCGTTGAAGTGCTGGTTTGCTATCCCACCAATCTACAATATCATCCCACTTCCCTTGAATACCTTTTTTAATTCCGTCAGCTAAGCTTTCCCATTTTTCCTTAGTAAACCACGGTTTCACATCATTGCTCCACCAAGAAACAATTGCCAGACTGTTCCACCAACCAACGATTGAATCCCATTTTTCTTGTATTCCTAATTTCATTCCGTCAACAGCGTCAACCCATGTATCTTTTTCAAACCACGGTGCAACATTATTATTCCACCAGCTAACAACAGCTGTATTGCTCCACCAATCTGAAAAACTGTTCCATTTTTCGCTTAAAGATGTTTTTACGTTGTCTCCCAGTTCTCCCCATTTCTCCTTAGTAAACCATGGTGCAACACTTGTAGTCCACCAATTTGCTATATCATCTTTATGCCCAAATGTGATAGTTTCTATCACTCCGTCAATAAAGCTAGGTAAATCTTCAAATGGTGCTTTTATAAGATATGCTAATTGGTCAAACATTGACATATCTATTTTCTCGCCTGTAAGTGCTTCATTTAGTTTATTGCCTATATTAAATCCAATAATAGCTGCACCAATGCCACCTACGATTCCTGCTCCAATAGTTAAGCCTATTTCTGTCGCTGTACCAGCTCCCATTATTACAGATAAGTCAGTAGTTAGCATAGTTTGCAGACCTTTTAATAGTCCACCTCCACCAGCAAAACTCTTTAATCCTTTCTTTATAGCACTCCAACTTAATGCGTCTGATATTCTTTCTCCTATTTTTTTGCCTAAACCGGTAAACTTCATAACTCCAAGAACTGACATGATTGTAGTTTCAACGGGTGCAGATTGAAATAGTCCTTGCCATATTTCAATAGCTGCTTTTATAGCTTCCCAGATTGCCCTGCCTACACTTGAAAGAACTTCTACCCAATCAATTCCAGCAAGATAATCTCCCATTTTTCTGCCTATTCCGTACCAGTCTACTTTATCAATGGCATCTGCAAACCAATTAAAAATTCCTGCCACAAGGTTAGATGTATCTTGTCCTGCTGCATAAAAATCTCCGATTGCAAAATCTTTGAATATCTTCCTAACAGGTTCAAGTGCTTTCTCTATCTTATCAGCCCAAGCAACAGCGGAATTCTCCATATTGGCAAATGCTTTATTCCACGCCGCTTCATAATCAGCCGCCGCCTTAGCGATATCATCTGTCAAATCAATAGTGCTACCGCCACCACCGCTTGAGCCTTTGCTTGAGCTTGTATCGTCCTGTAATTTATTTATTTCATCAAATCCCATAAGGGATAATGTAGCTTTCTTAGCTGAATCAGCTACATCTTGGTAGCCGTCTGAAATATCTTCTAAGCCGTCTGATGTGTCTTTATAGCCACTTTGTCCGAAGCTTTCAAAGTCAATCTTAACGCCCATTAAAGAAGCGAGGTTGACTAATAATCTTTTGATTGCAATAGTTACTCCGTTTACTACCGGCATAACCTTTGAAAGAATTGGGATAAATAGCTGTCCTGCTACCATTCCGACTTCTTTCATATTGTTGCTGAACTGGCGTAACATATTACTTGGGGAGTTGATTGTCAAATTTGTTATCGTATAGGCTCTTTATCCTATACTTCTTATAGTTTCCTATAAGTTCAGAGTACATTATCACCCACATCATTATGTTTGGTTTGGTGGTAGCCACTTCCACCTCATACTGCCCTATATGCAGTAGTGTCGGACACTCTTGGGAATATTATATTTATTCAATTCCTACTCGTTACGATACTCAATAGCCTATTCGCAATCTATTGAGTTATCTCGGTATTAGCATAGTTGAAAACTTTAGCCTTCACCGATTTTGCCCGATTGTCATAAGACATTTCTATTCTTATGCAACACTTGGAAGATAAGTTATATCAGCTTTCTTCCGTCTATTAGCTAAATCACCCCAAGATACCTTACTTTGGTCTAATATCGCCAACACTCTTAACTGCTGCTTTTCCATCTGTGTCATTTCTGATACAGACTTTGAAATGCCTAAGTTATAGGCATATGTTGCTAGTGTAGCATTGGTAATATCAATACCATATTTATACAATGCCCTTGATTGACCGATTAAGCCACTCTGTAAGTTCTGTGCTACTGTTGAATAGTCCACATTAAAAAGTGAGCTTATATCGCCCGCAAGCATTGTCATTGACTTTGTTATTGCTGTTGTTGCTTCACCCGTCTGTCCTAGTGAGTTAGTGACAGAGGCTAACTGTGAAGCGTACTGTGTTATCTCTTGTATGTTAAGTCCTAAGTTCTTTGCTCCGCTTTCTTCAAGTAAACCACCTTGAACATTAACTTTTAAGCCAGATAGCTTTCCAAGAGTATCATTTACTCTGCTTTGAAAACTTTCTGCATATGCCGTAGCATTATCATATCCGTACTTTTCGTAATCCTTATCCCATTCCGAACCAATCTTGCCAAACGCAACCGCTTGATAGTTGAAAGCTTCAATGTAATCTGTCGTTGACTTGATGGCTTCTATAAGTTTCTTACTGCCACGAATTACCATAAAATATGTGGCATAAAACTTACCTATTGCACTTGCTAAACTCCAACTGCTTTTGCTTGCTGTTCTAGCACTTGTAGAAACGCCATACAGCGTTTTTTGAAGTGAGTTTGAAGAAGTACCCACCTTGCTACCTTGACTAGCAAGATTAGCCAATGCGTTAGTCATTTGAATAACATTCTGGCTTACTGTTGGTGCTCTTGATAGCGTTGTCATTAAGCCATTTAAAGCATTGCCTAGCTTTGGAATGTTTACAACGGCGTTTTCTATACTCTTACTGCCTAGCTTACCAAGTGACTTTGCAAATTCTGTGACCTGTGTTGCATTTTGCGGAATAGCTGATATGCTTGCAACTGCCTTTGTGACAGCTTGAAGTGATGTAGCTGTGTTAGTTAGTGCAACTGAATCAACAGAACCTATTTTTGTGATATTTTTGGCAAGTCTTGTAAAATCTGCTGTTCCTGCGTTCATATTCTGCATAGCAGAGCCTAACTGACTAACACCACTCGCAAGGCTACTTAGTGAAGAGCCATTCACAGTTGCAAGTGATGTTGACAGCCTTGTAAGCTGATTTATCAGTTTATCGACGGAATTGATAGCTTTCGTGGCAGTACCGGTAATTTTGACTTCTAATGAATCTAATTCCACGCTTTAACCCCCTTTATAGGATTGTTGGCGGTAGTCCTCTCTTTTCAGCTCGTGCCGCCCATTTCTGTTCATTGAGTAACATTCGCTGTAACTCTTTATCGTAGGTATCTTCTTCGCTTTCTTCCGTTTTTTCTGATAAAATAGCCTGCTTCGGATATTCAATGTGTGTATCTTTACTAAATGCCGCACCAATGCCGCAAGAAATAGCCGGTATTGCATAGACAAAAAACCAGTTATACATTTCTGCATCTCGATTTTGTCTATCAATCTTTTTGCCTTTTGCGTATAGTAATAATTTTTTAGGTGTCATTTTTAGAAAGTCTGAATAACTAACGCCTAGTGAACTGGCTAAAACAAAGTATTCTTCCCATATTATTTTGTGGAAGTCTGCTTTTTCTTGTGGTCCTGTGGAACTACTGTCGGCTTCTTCTGCTCCTGTGCCGCTTCTTCCACATTGTTCGCCATTTCCTCTAACATCGTTGTTATCCCCGACAGCTCGAAAAAACCATCATCTTCCATCGCTTTCTTGATTTCTTCAAACAATGTTCTATATCCGTAACTCTTATCTGTCTTTCTTTTCTCTGTAATATATGCCCTAGTGAGTTCCTTTGCTTCATTCATAGTTACTGGGTTATTGTCAATACAGCCTGCATAAATGGCTAAAATGCAAATCTCTGGCACATCTGCTGTCATATTTGCTAAGCCGTCAAAAGAAGCCTGTGCAACACTTTTATCTGTCTGTGCAAGTAAGTAAGAACCGTTAACAACAGAAAACATTTTCTGCACAATTTCCTTGCATTCTGCTGCACCGAAGCTAAACTCAACTTTGTATTCTTTTCCGTTTACATTAATATTCATCATATTTTCCCTTTCCCCCTATGCTTTAACATAGGAAAGGGGCAGTCCGTAGACCGCCCTTTCAATCAATTGTTATTCTGTTACATCATCAAGATATGATGCGTAGTCGGCTGTTTTGGCGTTTGTGCCACCAATCGACACAGCCTTTGATTTAGTCGATTGGCTTATCATTCCCCCACCTTTGTTACTGTGAATGTGCCACCAGTGCCTTCAACAACTTGAAGCTTGTCTGTGCATTCGATAGGTGAAGTGTTAGGAACTGCTGTTACTGTCATTTCAAGTACCGAATCAGTACCAGAAACATCATTAGGTGTCGCTGTTACCTGTCCGACAAATGCGTACTTAGCAACCGCACCTAATCCGTCAGAACCATATAACTGAATAATGTCTAACTGCTTACCTTCTGCTTTGATTAAGTCCTGCAAATAAGCCTTCTCAAGGTTTCCTGTGTAAGTCTTAGCGTCAGATGTTTTGATACCCATTAAGAATGTCTGTGAATCATCTTCAAATGTTGTGCTTTCAACTGTGTTAGGTGCTGATACTGGTGCTGAAATCGACTTAGCCGCAACCATTAACTTGTATGAGCCTGCAAAACCATCTTCGCTATGTTCCTTGTAGATAACCCTAGCTTTATAACTTGTACTTGCCATTGCCTTGTCTACCTCCTAAAAATTTGCAAAAAAATAAGAGCATTTCTGCTCTTTGTTACATTAATCTGTCATTTGCCGCTATCATTCTTCTGAATCTAGCGGTACTCTTATGTACTTTATTACTGATTGAGAACTCTGGCATTGCATTGCCTTGAAATCTCATTGTCTTGAATGTATCTGTAATTATCGCCATAACCTTACGACAGTCAGACTTGTTTGTATTAGCTGTAACATCTACTTGAAATGTCGCTAACAATGCGTTAATTGTCTGTCCGTCAAGTGTTTGTCCTTGTTCTACTGCTGGCAGTAAATGAATGTATACTGTTGGGAATACTGCTTGACCGCTGTTTTCTCCCTCATTTGTTATGACTATCTTTGGATATTTCTTTTTAAGCTGTGTTAGGGTTTTAGCCTTGACAAGTGCTGTGACTGTATTTTCAAGGTCTATCGCCCAATCGTTTGCATTTGCCATTAACTAAACACCTCTCTTGCTATCTGCTTATACTGATTAATAATCTCCATTGTGGCATTATACATAGGCATTGTAGCTTTAACGCCGTGTGTGTAGTGCCATTGATTATCATTGCCTAAGTAGTACCAGCCATCTTCAAATGCGTGTATCTGCCCTGGGTATGTTCCTACACCTAAGCCAAAATCATTAGCTTTCGGATTCTCGTTACCGCTGTTGTAATAAACACCAGCTCCAAACTCAATTGCTAATAGCGTGTAAAATGGCTCTCTATCTTCTACCTCAACAGTTTTACCGGTAGCAATTAAAATAGCTTGGTAGCCATCTTGAATAGGCTTTCTGTCAACTCTCAATGTTACTGTCCTACCTAATGGGCTTTCATTAACACTCATAATTGCCGTTTTGTCGCCTAATTCTGCTAATCGTTCAACAAGCAATTCGCATTTATACTGTAAACTCTGCTTATACTGTTGTAGCTGTCTGATAGCTTCATTTATGGACTTTTCAGACAAGGATATATTAATTGTATGTCTTGCCATAATGCACCGCCTTATAGCAATTTTAAGTCCACAAAAACTTTAAATATTTTAGGCGATTGAATTGCAAACCAATCAACCATTTCTTCGTTGATAGCCCATGCACTATAAGAATATGACGAACTATCTAAACCGCTTTCGTATAAAAATGCGTGAATGATTTCATGCCTAAGAATACTTTTCTTGTAATTCTCATAATCTTGCAACTCACAATCTTCTTTTTTGTTACAAATTACAATCTCATGTGTTGAATTATCAGTGTATCCATCTCTGCATTTTCCGCTAAGCAACGAATCATCTTCTTCGTTTCTATAATGTATAAAATATTCAGTTCCTAATACATTGATTATTGTATCTTTCATTATTCACCTACTTTACAACTGCTTTAAGCATATACTTGGTTGAATATAATGCTGGTTTAATGCCTACAATGGTAAAGTCTGCCGATGTTTCATTAACAAGGCTGTCAGATGTGTATGTAGGCTTGCTATTAAGCCATATAAGGTCGCCTTTTTGGATAGGTAACATATTCCTATCCGTCAGCAAAATAGCATCAAAATCAGCCGTATCAAAGCCGTATTCCTTACTCTGTGCTTCTCCGCCGCTGAATGATATGTTTGCTTTGAAATCGACCGGCTCTGAAAAACCTGTTTTTTCTTCAAGGACTTTGGGTATCTTATTTCCCTCATCATCAAGATAAGGAATGAAGTTACCCTCTGTGTCGGTATATCCCTCATAAAGGATATTGCCGTCATCATCTCTTTCATAAATAGTTACTGTCTGCCCTTGAAGTGAATACTTCATAGCCTGCTTATTAATGTCAAGCATTGTTCTTTACCTGCTTATAAATCTGATTAACACCTGTGCTTGATAGTCCGGACACAATTCCTACTGCGATTGCATTAAGAATATCATTTGCCGGAAAGTCCGGTATTACATACATACCTATAACGCCTAAGATACCGCCTGCAACGCCTACGATTATAGGAATGTAATTATCCTTAATGTGTGGGATTACTTTAACTCCTAAGCCTATCAGATATGTAATTACAACGATTGCTACAACTGTTGTTACCGATGTTATATCCATTCTGCTATACCTCCTTATCTTCATTAAGTCGTGCTTCCAATCCGTCTATTCGGTGGTGTGCCGACTTTACACTTTCCTCAACCTTAATAATCCTGTTATCGTGAGAATTAAGTTCTTTTCTCATTTCTGTAACTTCATTCTTTATCTCTGTTGTGTTGCTTGATATTGTGTCAAGTTTCATATTTATGCGTGTATTTTCTTTTACACGCTCTGTAAGTTCTGCATTGTCAGACTTTTTGTTGTTCTTAAGATTAAATCCCAACGTAAACAGTCCGAAAAAGACGGAAAAAGCAACTGAAATAATGCTTATAATTACTGCTATTGGCATTGATATACCGCCTTTCATAATTAATAATGGCACACCGCCCACCACCCTTAATGTGTGCCGCCTGCTACCATTTGGTAACGCACAATCTTCTTTAATATTCTGTAATGCCCTATAGGCGTTATAATACTTTAGCAAACGGAAATACCCCGACAAACAAGCTATCTCTATTTCTCCAAGTTCTGTTGACACCACCCTCATTCATACTCGCCATGTAGTTCTCACCAGCTTGTGAATGGTCGTAGACAGCCAGATTAACAATAACATTCTCAAATTTCTTCAAATCTTCGGTTATCATTTCATCTGTGTAGCTGTCGGGGTAATTTCTTCTTGCTTTTACATCTTCTGTAGCCTGTTTAATGAGTTGCTCGATTATCGGATTATCTTCTTTGCTATCGAACACGACCACATCAGATGTTGTTTCATCATCATTTGTGACTGTATCAATATGAAATTGTTTAAGTCTGATTTTAGTTTGTTCTAATGTAGTGTATTCCATAATTTCAGCTCCTATAACCCTAATTTCTCAATTAACAGTTCTTTAAGTTCTGCTCCTGTAAGCTCCATTGCGTTCTCAATACCTTGTTCTAAGGCAAGTGTCTGCAAGTCCGCTGTTGGCATACGCTTAATAGCTGTCTTTGTGTAATCGCTTGTAGGTTGAGCAGGGAACTTGTCCTGCTCTTCCTCATATTTAAGCTCATCTCCATAAACAGCTTCCTGTCTTACATTATCTGCTGTTACTTCTTCGCTCTGCTTTGCGGCGTTGATTTTATGTCGTCTTAATAACATATAAACACCTCTTACTTTCCGAACTTAGCAAGAACAACCTTTGAATCGTTGCTTAAGACTGCTGTGTAATGCTCGTCGCCAGAGATAACAGTTGTCTTTGCAAGAATATCTCTGTCTGATTCAATCTCAACGCTTCTCTTCATATAGATTGTAAGTGCGTTCTCTTCCTCTGATACGCCATCTGCACCTGCTTCCTCGTTAGGGTCTTCTGCTGATACGATAACAATAGGACAAGCGTAATATTCTGTTGTAACAGCCTTTAACTTGCTACCTACCTTAATTTCCTTGCCCTTTGGCTTGAGTGTATGTGCAAGTGCTGTATCAAGATGAACATTAGTTGTATCCTCGCTTGTTGTGTCAGCTACAACATTGATTGTTCCTGTTGAATCGTCAAGCTCATACTTAACCAGCTTAACTTTCTTAGACTTAACAACCTGTGCTCCTGCGATAGAACCGATAGTGCCATTCATAATTACATTAAGTGGGTACTTGTCATTGCTCTTAAAATCATCGTCATTAAGTAATGTGGCTTCCTGTGCTGGGTTAATGAATAATATCTTTGTAAGTGATGAATCCGATTCATCATCAAATTTGCTATTAGCTGCTACAACTGCTGAATAGCTGATAGGCGCTGCTGTTCCATCGTAATCAATAGGTGCTGTGCAAAGTGCGTCATAGCTGTCATTATCAACCTTTGCAGCGATTGACATAGCAATCTGATTGATAGCTGTGCCAAGTGGGTCGCCATAACCAGATAACACTGATTCATCTGTAAGCTCTACAGCCTTACCCGCTTTCTTAACCTTTGCTTCTGTTGTAGATGTTGTAAGTACTGTTGTACCCATAGCAACACCTTCTGCAACGTCCTCTGCGTCACCAATATAAGCATACTTTGGCACAACGATTGTGCTTCCCGGTCTGCCTACAAGTGTTGTATCAACTCTTGCGATAGGTGAGAACTTAATCTTCTTTGGTAACTTAGCTGATACCATATCAGCCATTACCTGTGGGTCTACTAAATTTGCTAACTTAGTCTGTGGCATAGTTTATTTACCTCCATTTTCTACTCTGTGAACTTCTTATAAAGTTCTGGATTCTTATTTTTGAACTCCACTCTTTCATGGTAATTCATCTTGTTAAACTGTTCCTGTGTTATCGTGCTTTCTTCTCCACCGCCTGCATTAATAGCCGGTCTTGATTTAAGCCACTCTGCCTTAGCTTCTTTAACCTGTCTTTGCACTTCATTAGCAATTACAGTTGCTATAAGGCTATGGTCTGCGTCTGCAACCGCCTCAATCAAAGAATCAATATCCTTTCCATCGCCTATAACTTTCTGATAAGCATTGACAGCTTTCATATGATTAAGTTCTTTGCTCATGTTCTCGAACTTTTCAGCCTGCAACTTTTCAGCTTCCGCCTTTGCTTCCGCTTCCTGTTCTTCTGCTGTCTGCTTCGAGCGAAGTTCTTTCTTGTACTTAGCTGCTTCTGAACTGGCTTTATCGGAAGCATTCTTATACTTCTCTTTTTCAGCTCTTTCACTAGCAAGCTGCGCCATAAGTTCTTCTACGCTAGGTGTCTGCTCTTCGTTCTGTGGCTCATTGTTAGTTGTTGGTTCTGTTGTTGTGTTAATTACATCTGCCATAATTTCTTTACCTCTGCTTTCTGCGTTTTTTGTTGTTCTCTCAACTTCTTGCGATATTTGTATTGCCCTTTCTCTAGGACATATAAAAAGCCACAAGGCATTTCTACCCTGTGGCTCAATATCAATTTATTTATCAGTTCTGCTCTTATCTATAACTGGACTATTTTCTGTCTGGTCTGATAAGTCTTGCATTGTGCGGTCTTTGTTAGGCGATTGTTCGCCATCTCCGCCCTCTGCTTGGTTCTGTGTGTCTTTGTTAATTATGCTGTCTTGATATGCCTTAACCATTTCTCCGCTTCTTGCTACAACATCGTTAGGGTCATCAAAAAATGGAATTGCATCAACTGTATCTTTAAGACTAAATCCGTGGCTTATCAATGTCGCCATAGCGTTAACCTTAGTTGACATTTCATAAGTTTTTTGTCGCTTAATGTTAGGCTTTACATCTCTTGCCCTTAATTTAAGTAATGGATTACTGCTATTAACATTGTTTGACAGCTTAATAGCCGCAAGAACAACTTTTATCTCTTCCATTTTGCAGCCATCTGTAATCAGTTGTTGCTTTGCCGCCGCTGTTTCTGCTTGTGACCAGCCTGTTGCGTCCGACATTGCAACTCCTGTACTGCCACCGCTATTATCATTTCGTTGTGGTACGTTGCATTTCTGCAAGATTATCTGTCGCCTTGATTGAATGTTATTAAGCATACCTGTGTAATCATAATTAATTGCAAGTGGCTCAACTATTGGAGTTTTGCCATCTGCTGATGTATAGGTCTGCATCCATTCTCCAGATTTTGGCTTTCTTACTTTTTCAGTAATGCGTTGCGTTCCATCTTTATCAACTGTTGTTTCCTGTTCAACCGGGAAATCAACATCATTTGTATGCCATACTGCCTGTGTATTCTGTTCGACATCATTCGTAAAATCTGAAATGAGTAGGTTTAAGTTATCCATTTCAGATATTTGCCGTTCAAAACATCCCATTCTATCAAATGACCTTGTATATTCAATAATAGGGATTTTATGTAATGGGTTCTCTTCCCCACTTCTCTCTAAAAATCCCCATTTTGTTTTTCCTTTTTCTGGTCCGTTAGTGATTTTTATTCCGTCGGTAATTTCATAGCGAATATCTTTTGTAAAACAGGTGTAATATCTTGTACCGCTATGTTTGTCTTTGATATAAGTACCTGCAAGAATAACCCTCTTATCGCTATAAGCTGTTGACCTTACAACAAATGTTGTTCTTGGATCTAATACATCATATGTGAAATAGCTTTCCCCATCCTCATATTCTGTATTCACATCAATAAGGACATATCCAACACCGCCGATTTCAACATATCTTGCAAGTTCCTGTTGCTTCTGCCTTGCATTCTGTGATTCGTAGCAACTGTTTAATTCTGATATAGCTTCTGTGAGGTTAGAATCCTCATTGTCGCCGTTTTGAACTAGCGTTATAGGATTTCCCCACTTAAATCCTAAATTAAACTCTGTGACCTCGTTAGCCACATTATCACAGCATTCACAATCAATGTCTGGTCTGTAAGTCTTTGGGTTCTTCCTAACTATTGGCTGTATTCCTGCGTCATAATCAAGAAGAAACTGTATTCTGTTGGAATTAATATCATGTTCCAAAATTGCTTCACGCAAAATTGGTATTATATTGTCAGGTGTTATTTCTTTTGCGCCTGTATAAATAGCAATTCTTCCTGTCTGCATTGTCTATACCTCTAATAAAATGTCATACCGCTTGAACTTCTGTTGTCCGGTATTTCTTTAATTTGAAAATTATCATCATCGTTAGGCACATACCATATCCATTTGTGGCAATGCTTGCACGCTAATTTATGTGTTCTTGTGTCTTTGCTGTCTGCCTTAGTCAAAAACTTATGGCAGTTTGGACACATAATTGATTTATCTTTATTCATATAAAAATTCATATTTCCACCTCATTGCATAACAAAAAACACCGCTACAATTAAGTAACGGTGCCTCTGATAAGGAATATATTTATGAAAAACAGCTCTGTAATTTCTTACAGATACAGTATATCATTAGCGCAATATGACATTCTATGACATCTTTAAATATGTGTTGCCATATTTTTCTTCAAATGCTTTAAGAGCCTTTCCGTGAAGTCTGATAATTTGTCTCCATGAATATTTCATTTCTGTAGCGATAACTTCAAAAGTTTTCTTTTCGATATATCTTGAAAACAAAATATTGTAATAGTCTTCATTCTCTATACTGTCTATTTGCCCTATAATCAAGTTTTTCTTTTCAATGTATTCATCTATCATCTTGTCAAGATTGCGTTCCATTTCGTCAATCTTGGCGTATGTAGTGCCTATTTTATCTGGGTCTGATGATGATAGCACTCTTTCTTCGTTCTTTACTGCTGATATACTGCAAGAAAGTTCTCTAAGCTGTGTTATTTCTGTCAGCTTATTATTTATCATTCTGTTAAGTCTGCTGATTTGATTAAGATAATCCTTGGTTGTCATAATAGATTAACCCCCTATATTGGACTTGACATTATTACTGTCTGCTTTATCCTATTTCCTTTTGTCATTCTTAACGCAAAGTTTGAGAAGACATCTGGAACATCATCTAATTGTTTCTTGCCAGATACTGAATACTGCTTTAATAATGACATCATTACTCCGTATGGCTCATTAGGCTTATAAAGTGATGAGTCTTTAAAAATAACATGTTGTAAAATCCAGTTAGAACATTGAAATATTCTTGCTTCCTTATTCGTTTCAGTTGGTGTATCAGTAATGTTACATATCCAGCCTACACTCTCAACACGCTTATTGACTTCCATTGCCACTCTATCGCCGCCGGCGTTACGCTCAAACTCACATTCCTGCACCTTGTTATTTACAAGCACTCCTGCGGAATTTCTATATTGTTCTTCATAATCTGCTGTGTTATCGCATACGCAATCAATACAATAATAATCTTCTCCGTATTTCTGTAATACAGGCAATACAAAATAGTCTGTGCCTTTTCCTTTTGTATCGCATTGAGCTGTAATAATTTCCGGTTCGCCATGTGGCAGATTGAAATATCTGCGGATTTTATCATCTGGAAATAGTAATCCCTCACGTTCGATAGGCTCCTGTTTGTATAAACACCTGTAAGAGATTTCATCCATTAAAAGTTGTTGGTCAGCAAAAAACTCTTTTGTGAATCCGCTATACTCATAATCAAAATTGCTCTCACCTGTTACCGGATCTACATCTGGCACAGCAATAGTCTTAACTCTTTTATTTCCTGCGTACATATTCTGTATTCTTCCGATAACATCATGTACGCTCCAACGTGTAGCAATATGTATCTCTTTGCAATTATGTCCGTCTGTATCTTGGATTTTTCTTTGTCTAGCATCTACCGCATATTTATCCCACAGCTTATCAAGTACCATAGGATTAAGTGCTTCTTCAATGCCACCTATCATATCATCTACAAGCAAAAATTTACTCGCACGAACTTTACCAGCATTTTTACTTCCAACAGATGTACATTGTACGCTTGGAAACGGCTTATACTTACCTATGTTAAACTGTTCTAACTTTGCGTTAGTGCTTGTAACTGTAAGATTAGGAAAGATTTCGTTCCACGCATATTCATCAGCATTTGTAACAATATCATATACGCCATCATAGTACATTCGTGTAATGTCGCCGGAATGGGAGTAAAAGAGGCAAAAATCATTAGGAAACCAGCCAGCTACTAAAGCGTTAAACATTTTTTCAATAGTTGTTTTGCCTGCTCCGGGTATTAATGACATACACAATATATCGTATTTATCATCAATCATGCCCTGCAAAGCTTCTATTAACCCCATTTTTAAGAATTGTTTGCGACGTGGCATATAGAAACGCTCTTTAGGCTCTCTTTTCTTTTCGAGATACCTAAATCCGCTATCAACAACTTTGTTTTGTGCTTCAATCAGTAAAATATCATAAAACCAATTAATCAGCTCATATTCCGTTTTATTTGCAAACGCATACTTTTCTAAATCCCATATCGTTCCGCCTGTCTTATCCTTACAGAAACGCTCTATAATGTCTTTTGCCCTTTCTGTAAGTTGTAATCCATACTCAACATCTTTCTCTCCGTTTATGGCTACGCTACAAGCGTCTACATAGGCATTAATTACCTGTTCATCTATTCCATTTTTCTCTATGTAATTTTCATATCCATTGATTGTAGAAATAAGGCTCTGACTAGCCATAAAGAAAAGCACCTCCACTTTTCAGCAAAGGTGCTTAAGACCTCTGCCTATAATTTTTCTAGGGTAGCGACTAACTCTATTTGTTAGCCGGTAATATATTTATTTATCGCCAAAAACCATTACTTCATTTTTGACTATATGAACCGTCATCTTGTCCACATCAAGCACTATGTTCATACTTACAACATTTGACAAATCAAGTCTTTCTCCATCAATGTAAATCTTCACTGGCGATTCCGTCCTGTCAATTTCTAATTTTTTGATTGCTTTCATATTTGCCCTCTTATTTCTGATATTTGCATTTATCACGACCACACATAAATTTGCGTGTTCCATTATTAGCTTCTTCCCATGTGGAGTATTCAACCGCAAAACTGCATTTCATAGGCTCTAGTTCGCAATCAGAGTTTGTATCGCATGTATTGAATTTTTCTATCGGTTGGCATTTCTTTTTATGAACAATCTCTCTGAATATATCAAGTATCCCTGTTTCTTCAAGTAAAAACACTGTTCCTGCAATGCATATAGATATCACAAGTGCCACAACTACTATAATCACAATAAAAAGCATAATCGTAAAAGCACTACTCATTCCTTATAAACCTCCTTGTTTCCTCAATTATCTTAGAATCTCTAGCAAAAGTCATTTCGATGTGACTTTGCGGCAGTCTGCCAAACTTTTCCAAAGCGTATTTTTCTACCGCTTCTTTCGAGATATCTATGTCAAAATTTATCATTGCTTCTTTAGATGGTGGTTGATACGCTGATAAAGGATTGTCAATGTCATTCATTCCTCATAAACCTCTCAAAATCTTTCCTGCACTTAGGACATAATTCATATGTTCTTTCAAGAAATTCATATCTGCGAACATTCTTGATTTCAAGGCACATATCATTATCTCCAAAAATAGGAATTATATCTCCGCAACTTGCGATTGGTTTAAATTTAACTTCTTTCCAAAGTTTAGGTATTATTTCTTTTCCGCACCTGTCGCAAGTGTGCCATTCTTTTTGATGTTTCATTCTTCCACCAACTTTCTACCGCAGATAGGGCAATAATCTATTTTCATTACCATTTCAACATTCATATCTTTACTGCTACACACCGCAAAGGACGGACATTTATTCAAGTCGCATGTAATTACAGGTTTATTTGACAACTTATCAATCTTAAATTTGCCATAATGTGTTATGATGGGGAATTTTTCTTCGCAAAATTTACACATATCATATCACCTCAAATCTTCGTAAATATATCCAAATCATAGTTATCTCTGATATAGTCAACAACTTCCTGTAATTTGCTCTTTACAAATTCATCTTGTACAATATCTGGGTGACAATGCATTGTGCAACTGTCTTTCTTGCCCTGTGTCTTATATTTGCGATAATCAAATGTCATTGTAAAAAGTGGTATTTCTGTCAGATTCTTTGTCTTGTGTCTTATCCAACGATTAACAATTCTCTTAATCATCATTCTTCCCCCATAAATTATCTGGTAATTCCTCGCCGCCATAAATCTTGTTAGCGTATTTAAGAAATGTCGGCACGCTGCAACCTGCTACTTTTGCCGCCTTTACCTGTGAAGCCTGCCCCGATATGTACAGGTTAATTGCTTCATAAAACTTATCTTTGTTTAGTGGGTGTACGCCCATAGCCATAATAATCACTCCTTATTTTAAATATTTCTGTGCTAAGTTTTCTCTTATCATTCCAGACATGAAATGCTGTAAGCTCTTAGTTACTTCCTTGCCATTAATCTTGTATTTTGTCTGTAAGTAATAATCTATTAACTCTTTGTAGTAATCATCAAATCCATAAGCAGAATTATCACTCATATAATTACCAACTGGCTCAAAGTAATTAATAACTATCTTTGTCAAAGCCTGTTCTGTAATGCGTATATGGCTCATATTTAAAGTTTTATTGTATTGCTCAAGGAAATAGTCAATAATATGCTTTAACTCCTCTATTCGCCAATCTGACGGCTCGCAATCAGCAAATTCAATAGCAATGTTTTTAATCACATCAGATTTGCTTCCGCCTTTTTCAGCTGAAAAAGCATATATATCTCCTCTTGAAGAATCTTTAGATTCTGAAAGAGCATATTTATTCTCTGTAGTATAATCTCTGTCTATATTCTCTGTAGTAATCTCTGGTAATGGTCTGTCGTTTTGTCCTTCTCGACAGGTCATTTTGTCCTGTCGGTCTGTCATATTGTCTTGTCGATTTGTCATTTTGTCCTCATCGGAATTAAATTTATCCACAAGCTCTTGTAATTTTTCAGTATCTATTGTGTACCACTTTGTTTTGTCAATACCCAATTTGTTATAATTAGCAGATACAACAACTCCTTTATTTTCAAGCCTTGTAAATGTTCTCTGTATCGTTTTTTCACTCCAATATGGAAAATCATTGACTTTCCAATCACTGTATGAGTTATATACCCAATATCTGCCGTCAATAAAATTTTTACCGGCTTTTCTGTTAATTCCTAGCCAATAATTTAATTGATTTAGCACTATTGCTTCGTTTAAATCTCCTAAAGCAAGTGCTAAATCGGTGTTTACAATAAGTGTCTTTGATTTGTCAATAAATAATTCTTTAAAATTCATAAATTACCTCCTGTGAAAGATAACAGCACTCCGCTTGTACTTAATCTGTGAATAACAAAACAACAAACAGGCAGTTCACAGGTCTGCTTTTCGGTAGCTAACCTAGTTTGTTGTAATCGGATAGACAGGACTTGAACCTGTGACTACTTGAATAAATCAAGCGTTACTCCCAACTGAACTACTATCCGTTGTACAGTTTCTTGTGTTGGAAAGTATTTATGGCACTTCATTACGCTATTTGCCGTCCTGTTCGCAAATCAACCAACACAAACATTTTAATTATTTCAGCAGGGACTACTGCAACGCCTGCTTATTCGGGAATGACCCGACCACTTGATGTGGTGTGGATTTGAACCACACATGAGATTCCGTCAGTTAGTCTGCACCTACGAATAAGGATAGATGGATTTTTATTTTCTAACGGATTTATAGGTGTGATTGCTTACAGCTATTTACCAGACTTGTTCTAGCAATCCTTGTCGCACACCTTTCTCTTAACCACCGGTTAGCGTTTACCCATTCCGCCACACATCAACTCACATACGGGTTGGTTTTAGGATAATACAGGTAACCAACAACTGTATTTCCATTTCACTTATATGTGAGAACGCCGACATCGCGAATCGAACACGAACAACATTTCTGTTGGATAGCTTAGCAAGCTACTGGAATACCTTTATCCCATATCGGCAAATACCGCCTGTAACGGCTATCAAGGGAAAATGCAATAATATTTTTGGGGAATATTGAGAAGAACCTTGACAAGTTGATTTTCACACCTCTGTATGAGGTAAGCCTTTCCGAGTGGTCTTGCACCACTCTTAACTGAATCTCCAAGAAAGTACATGAAAGGAGGACTACCTTAAAATGCAAAACATGGTAGTCTACGATAAAAGTAAGACAAACTACCCCAGTGGGATTCGAACCCACGCTAACGGAATCAAAGTCCGGTGCCTTACCGCTTGGCTATGAGGCATTGATATGGCTATTCTGACAATTCTATGTATTTGTCAATGTACCACTTAGCTTTTTTAATATCTTCTAAGCCATTCTTGTTGCCAGTGCGGTAGTTATACTTAAAAGCATTAAGCAAGCAAAATGTCTTTACAGCTTCAACACCAAATATCTCAAGCATAACATCTATGCACTCATATTTACCGGTTGCATAATGGCTAGGATGATTAACATTGTCATTTACCGGTTTTTCATTGACGCTAGGTGCAACATCTTTGAGAGGTGTAAAATTGTTATTTTCCCCACCACTTACAACGCAATCATTACATGGTCGCTGATTGAATAGTTTCAGCCTATTTTCACAATTAAGGCACATATTTATTATATTTCTTGATTTCATTAAACATCACCTGCCTGTCTGTGATTAGCTCTGTAAGTATCAAATCCCTCTGGATATCTTGCTTTCAGCTTATCAATGTTAATCTGCATGATTTCATCAAGGTTAAACTCGAAAGAATCGCACATTAAAGCTAAGTACCAACATACATCACTGATTTCACGCTTTAAATGTTCAGCATCTAACTGCTTTTCATGAAAAACCCATTTCTTAAGCATGTCGTTAAGTTCTCCAACTTCGCCGGATAAACCAAGTGCAGCATTAAGAACACCGCCTAATTCAATCTCTGGCGTATCTTCACCACGATTACCAATCTTTAAGTCATTAATCTTGCTCAGAAGCCTATCTGTAGACTTTTTATCGTTAGTACGCATAGCCAAAGCCTGATATTCTGCTCCCTGCATTTCTAACTCCTAACTCTTTTTTATTTTTAAAATTTTTTGGAATTTACTCGGCTGAATTAGCCGTTTTGATGTGTGTATTCATTGAATATCTTGTGAATAATTAAGATGTGTCTATTATACACCTATTTATCAGATTTGTACAGTAGATTTATTGATTATATTATATGGGTTATTATCAAGACTATATATTAATAAATATAATGATGTATATAGTTTAATAAATTATTGTTAGATGGTTATGTATATATAAATATATATAATAAGCCTTTTTATTTTTGAGAATATTTGAGCGACTTAGTTGGGCGTGCAATGCGTGTATATATAACCCCCACGCCCTGCATTTGTATATCTTGCACAACGAAATCAGCCAGAGCGGAGCCATTGCACAATGAATAATTATCACACAATCGCTGTCAAACCGCTTGTTTACTAGCTTTGTTGTACCTTTATCGTTCAAATGTTCTGTTTTATCACTTCGCTAAAGTCTAATTTAGCGAAATGCTGTTATCGTGAGCCAAACGGCTAGAAACCGCTTATTTACTAGCTTTGTGGGTTTTCTTGTACATCTTGCACAATGATTTCTTGTTGTGCAATTTGACGAACATTAGAGCCTTGAGCGTTTCCAGATGGTCCGAGCTGCGGAAGGTCTGCGGCTGTTTTAATGGTCTTTGTGGTGCTTTCTCTACTGACACCGGGAAGATTCCACGCAAAGTGCCGGTTGAGTATTGCAAGGATTCCGACAGGGTTTTTGTTGCCGGTTGCGAGTTTATTCGATAAACTTTCTTCACGAAAAATGCGCAGTTTTTGCACGATGTCGAAGCCTTTTGTACTTAGTTTTCTCTCATCTGCTCCCCAGTCCATTAATGTATCGTAATTAATACCTGTTAATAAACTATATCCCATTATGCTACATTCTTTATCATATACAGAACATAAATAATAATATATATATAATATATACTCTAATTTATCTAAATCATACATATAAAAATTACTATTCATTATACAATTAGTGTTATTTTTATTAATATTCTTATTTAACTTTAATATACTTTTATCACTGAAAACGTATTTATTTATATACATTAGGGCAGCATTCCATCTGCTCTGTGGTTCTTTGGTCATATCTTCGATGTTGTGCTCTTCACAAAATTTTGACAAATATAATTCTATGTCATTCTGGAATATCTCCGGTGTGTCTGGTGTTTCCTGTAGTTTCTCCATATGTTCCCCTTTCTGCTAGATCTGCTCCAGCTAATTAATTATTATATATTTAACAACATAAAAATAACCCAATAACTGTTATATAATTATCGGGTGTAAATTCATATATTCAATTATTATGATAATATAGCATAAATATACATACGAGTCAAATAAAAAAGAGAGCCGAAGCCCTCTTTAATATACGCCTTGCGTTACGGTTAATCATTGAACACGTCAGAAAACATGTTTCAATACATTAAATGTTATTGTTTATCATCCGACAAAAATATAATATACAATTACTAATTATTTGTCAAGATAATTTTTTTAGCTCTTTCAAGAGCTTTTTCAAAATCTATAGTCTTATCGTTTTTAACAAGGCACCAGTAATTGCAGAAGGCAATATGCCCAAATCTCCAGTCTGAACCCATTCTGGCTTGGGTGTCGCTTCCAATGTAAAAATCATATCCAGTAGCTTTATATTCGCCGTTTCCTATATGCTCCGTCGCTTCTACTGCAAAGACTTCGTCAGATTCAAATTTTTCTAGATTTTCCTGACTAAAAAATTTTTCTAATTTCTTGATATCCTCACTCTTTACTTTTCCATTTTTGTCAAATCTAATATTGCATTCTCTCATCTTTTCCACCTTTTAGCCTTTGTGGCTGTCCTTTCTTAATTTGTACAATTATAATATCATTTTGTGCCTTATATGTCAATAGTTTTTCGTGCCTTATTTTAAGATTCTTTCGTCATGATCCAGCTTTTCCGCTACTGCAAGTTTAATAAAGTCGTTTGTGCTCTTGTATCCAAGCTTTTCTATGCGATCCTTTGTGCCTTTTGCAAATCTGCAATTAACACGCTCAAACTTATCATCATATTTATATATGGCTTTTCGTTGGCTTTCGCTTGTCTTTAATTCCTGCATATACTTTCATCTCCTTATATAATATTATTGTAATTATAATATCATTTTGTGCCTTATGTGTCAATTGATATTTTAACTTCTTTATTATATACATTGTGTTATTTTGTGCCTTATAAATATTGTACAAATTATGTGCCTTATATTTGTACAATTTGTATATTGTTTTTGTGCCTTATATTTGTTATTATAATCTTGCAAATAAAAAGGCGGTCGCCCGACCAAGGAAACGAACCGCCACCAATCAAAAAAGAAAGGTAGCTATATTATAGCACAGGTAAAAAGAAATGAGAAGAACAAACAGTAAGGAAGTTAAGGCAGCAGTTAGAAATTATTTAACAGAGGTCGCACAGAGTGAAGAGCTTAACACAATTAAGGACATCAAGAACAAGTTTATAAATGAGTACGGCTGGGCGGTTGCAAGACTTGGAGAGCGTAACGCTTGTATAGAATGGCTTAGAGGTTTAGGCGTTGGCGTTGATTATAGCTATTACGATATTATACAGCTTATGACTGAATGGTTAGACGAAAGCACAGAAGAAGCTGAAAAATGGCTTGATAAACGCGGCGATGGTCTTTACTGGGATTTATTAGCAAGGGAGATTTTAGCAAGCAAATAATTAGCAAGGTTGGCACCTCCGGGGTTCGATTCCCCGGCTTGCTCTCGCTATAAATGATTGATTTTTATAGCAATAAATGATATATTATTATTAATTTCTACTTGGTAGATTAAAATAGTATATCTTTATTTATTAATTTTTAAAAAATGGAGGTATAAAAGCATGAAATGGTATGAAGACAGAGAGGTTACAAGTAAGGAAAGAGAAGCAATTGACGAAGCACTAAGTCTTTTTAATTGCGATTTAAGCGATGATGATATTCAGAGATGGATAGATGACGACACTATATCTCTAAATACATGCAGAAACGGCCGTGATGTTGTCTGGATCCTGTTAGAAGATAATAACGAAGCGTGTGTATATGTCGATAATCTGAAAAAGCTTACCAATGAAGAAATCAAAAATCAGCTTCTTTAAATATGTACTAAATCATAAGCAAGGCAAAAAGCCTTGCTTATTTGTACGCAACAAGGAGAAAAAAATGCGAAAAATAAAATGCGATTTAACAAAACAAAAATTTCCACATTTCACGGTCTTAGAACCTATACATATCGAATATAAAAACAAAAACGCTCTCCGTTGGAAATGTCTGTGCGAATGCAGCAATATTTTTTATGCACAAACAAGCGCGATAACATCGCAGAAAATAAAAAGCTGTGGTTGTTATCAAAAAAAATACCAAAAAGAAAAACATCTCGGCAAAGGGTGCGTAAAAATTGGCGATAAATTCGGCTTACTTAAGGTTATTGGTACAGAAATCGGTAAAGATGGCAGAACACAATATATTTGTAAATGTAAATGTGGGAATATAATAACCTTGCCTATTTCCCATTTAAAGAAAAGATATTCTTGCGGCTGTCTTACAGAGGACTACATACCAAATAGCAATGTTAAAGCAGAGAGTCTTGTACACTTAGGAAAGAAAACCGCAAGAAATAAGAGTGGTTGCCCTGGTGTTTATTGGCGCGGAGATAAACAAAAATGGCAAGCTAGAATATACTTCAATGGCGTAAATCATCATTTGGGATATTTTGCGACTAAAGATAGTGCTATTAAAGCCAGACAAGAAGCAGAAAACGATATATATAACAGATATTCCGATATTATCGAAGAGATGCCAAATAAAAATAATGCGTTTAGCAAAAAATAAATCAAAAACAAATTGTCTTAAATTGGGTTTAAAAGCGTTTAAGGCTGTTTTACTTTGTAGGCTTAATAAGTCTACATTGACACAATAAAGCCGCCGTATAAGGCAAATCACAAAGTCAAAACGCCCAAATTGTAAGCTGCACCTACAACCGCAAAGAATCAGCTGTACACTTTAGCTTGTTAAAGTTCTAAAATTTTTCATCAATTTTTCAAGGCAAATCTAAACGAAATCAAGGTCAAAATCTGATAAAAGTTTTCAACCGATTTTTGGATTTCAAAATTGCATATGACGGGGGTATTTGAAACGGCGCATTTAAAATTTTTAAAAAATTTTTTCAATTTTTTAAGTAGGATTTGAACGAAATCCGAAACGGATTTTAAAAATTGTCAAAATCGAAATTGCGAATATAAAAGAGAACCCCACGGAGGTAGCAAAAAAGTTGCATTATATTCCGTGGGGTTTAAATTAATCTATAAAAATAATCGGTTTATCATCATCAAAAAGATTGCTCACAACTTCTTGTCCTTTATCCACTAAATAGCAAGAAACTTTCTGAAATCGCCTAAGACCCTTGATGATTTCGTATTTGTTATTAATTCTATAGATAGTTCCTGCAAAATTGCCTTTATTAACAGGAATATAAGATTGCGCATCTAACGGAGCTGATATAGATTTGTCAAGTTCCTTAAGTTCTACAATATCTACTGCTTCAATCTTACATAAATCACCATACTCACCTAATGACGGATATACTGGCGGGTTTAGTAACGCATGGTATATATCATCTATGTCACTATCGTCAGCTTTGATGTATATAGTTGTATATAAATCAACTAGCATTAGATGATATTTAACTGCACTAACCCAGCCGGTATGACTTCCGTTTGCGTTATCTGTTATGACATCCCAACGATTAAGCATTTCATCGCTAATTTTGTTGAAATTATAGCCACCGTGCCATTCTTTTTGCACCTTAGTATTATAAATTCCTTTGCCAGTAACAAAATAATCTAATTTATGATATCTTTTCCATTGACACATTGAATGAATAAACCCATTAACTGTGCTAAATGGTGGCAAAGGGTAGCAATCTGCACCTCTTGGCGCTGATGGATTATTGAATCTAGCCATTTCTTGATACATTTTTAATCTTACAACTCTCATAATAAAACCTCTAAAATAAAATAAGTTGCACCTATACAAAAATGTATTAATGCAACTTTCCACTATGGTTCTATTAAGGTAAAATGATATATTAATTATCAATTGTTTACATCTATTAAATGATAGCATTTTTAAATATTATTGTCAACACAACAACTTTCTGTATAAATTAATGCTTTACTTGAATACCGACATTGACCAAGCTCATATATCAACATTTCTTTAGTCATAGTCGGATTAGTCTTTTGAATTATCTTTAACAGCTCATCAATACTCATCATCCCACTCTCCTAACTGCTCCAAGCACCATATCAACAATGTCAAACACTTCATCCCCATATGTTGCCACAAAATCACATAATATTTCTTCCTGCTCTATTGGCAAATACACATCATAGGACATACAGATTGCATGGCACACTTCGTGTATCAGCACTTTGCGTTCCATAAATCCACGCAAGGCATTTGACAGATAAATTGTATGCGTATTTCTATCAGTTACACCTAGTACAGAAACATTGTCTGACCGCTTTAATTCACCCGAATTTGAATTTTCATATTGCACTCGCCAATTTGTACCATTAATTGTAAAAAACATCTGTATGCTCCTTTCTGAATAAAACAGGCTATGAATATTGCTACTCATAGCCCTTAAAATCATATCTTAGATACAAGAGTGCTTAACTTTGTTCTAAGCAAGTTCTTCTCTTCTGCTGACATATCAGCCACCATACCTGTAATATCGCTTGCAAGTTCCTTAGTATAGCTGTCAAGTGACTTCATCTTGTGTTCCTTATCTTCTGGTGTATTATTCTTGTGCATTTCCTTAGTTTCTGTATAGTTTCTCTTCGCTCTGTCATAGCCGCTTTCGATCGTATGTGATGAGCTGTTGTCTGATACAACAGGTTCGGTATAATACATTCGCCCCATGCCCTTGTCCATGTCACGCATATACTCCATGTCGTTGTAGTTTACCGGCATGTGATAATATGGTGGTTCTTCATATCCCCTGCGGTATGTTCCTTTACCTTTAGGGGCAAATCTGCCATTAGCATAGCGATAGTGGTCGTAGTATCTTCTACCACTTTCTTCGCCATATTCTGCCTTAAGGCTTCTTAAGAGTTCTTTGTCGTACTCTTCTTCCTCTTCATCAGCCTTTTTCATAGCCTTGGAAATTATTGAATGATACTCGGCTTCTGCAAGGTCTTTAATCATATCCACGACTTCGCCCATTTCGGAAGTGTCAACATTCTCAATGCCCTTTTCAAACTCATTGACGGCTTTTTCTGTAAGGCACTCCTGCATTTTGTGTATTCTTTCAATGTGCATCTTCTCACCCCCTACGCTTCACGAACAGCAATTAAGTTACTATTCTGCACTTCAATAGCCTGTGTAGACGTATTCTGCACTGCTACAGTACTGCAACAGCCGCAAGGTACATCAACGTATGCCTGAGCCGAAACGTTAAATAAATTTTCAACAGCGGCAGGTGTAACGACCATTCGTGTTGACTGTAAAGGCTCTCCGTCTACTGCAATGGCAAGTGATATCTCTCCAACTGTACCGCCTGTAGGTATCTGAATGTTGCCGCTATAAGATACTAAAAATCTTGCTCTACACTGATTTGTAATACCTCTTAACTTAATGATTCCGCTTCCTTGTCTGTGAACTATACATTTAGTTCCGCATACCGGTGTTTCTGTAAATGCCACATCTTCTCCGGCTGAAACAGTCTGTAATGCAATTCCTGTTATTTCCATTATCTTTACCTCTCTTTCAAAAAAATAAGGGCAAACATTATAGTCTGCCCTTGGGTTATAAGTAATACTGCTTAGCAGACATAATCTCCCGAGTTTTCTTTCGAGTTAAACTCGATACTTAACTCGATTAAACCGATTAAAACCAAGAATTAAACCGAGCAAATTTGATTAAGATACTTGATTATTTAATTGTTTAGCAGCCGCATCCTGTATTGCAACCACATCCATAAGCATAAGCATTAGGATTAGGCACAACATAGGCTGGAATAGCTGTAGGATTTACAGAGTTGACAATCTGCTGTGTCTGCGCTGTCATTGCAGTAGTCAGAAGTGCATTCTGTCTATCCTGTGAAGCAGAAAGTTCAAGTCTCTGCACCTTATCTCTCAAATCCGCATTTTCCTTTGCGCATAAGTAATCAAGAATAGCTCTCGTTCCTGCCTGTTGGCTGTCAATAATATCTCTTGTATTATTGTTCATTGTGTTCTGTAAAGCACAAGTGTTAGTTGCCATGTTGTAGTTTACACCCTGGATAGCTTCCCTTGTCTCGCAGCAGCAGTTAGCAAGCTGTGACTGTAAAGCGTTGGTATTCTGCATATTAGCAACTGTGTCAGCGTTTACCGCCTGTTGTATGCCATATCCGGTCTGCATGATATTTGTGTTAATGCCGTTAAAACCTGTGAGCATACTGTTGTTTATAGCGTAGAAGCCATCGCAAAGTCCGTTGGAAATGCCGTCTAACTTGCTGATAACTGCGGAATTATCAAATCCTCTCTGAATATCAGCCTGTGTAGCCGCTGTCGCAACATAGCCACCGCCATTGTTGCCACCAAAACCGCCAAATCCGCCATTGCCCCATCCAAAGAGTAATGCGAATACAACGATTATCCAAAGCCATCCGCCGTCAGCCCATCCGCCGTTATTGCCATTTCCGTCAATATTAGCAACTAATGGTACGCTGGCACAATTTGAGTTTGAAAACATATTGTTACCTCCTAAAAATATATTCATAAAGATGTCACCTAGGTAGTTTGCAAAGACATCTAATATGCTACTAATTACCAAATCTGCTTTTTATCTGATTAAATACATCATCTGCATTTAATCCCTTTTCTTTGCACAAATTCCTAGCCATCTGCTCTATGCCTTGCATATTGCCCTGCTGCGCCATCTGCATAGTGTTTTTCATCATAGGATTGCTCATAATCCGATTATTTCCCATCATCTGCTGTATAAACTGTTGCGGACCAGCTTTCATCATCTGAAAAATGCTAATTGGGTTCATTCTTCATCACCGCCTTTACTTTGTGTTCGTGAAGTTTTTCTTTGCGTTCCTAAAGATTTATCAAACCTATCTTCTAACTGTCCTATCTTCTCTGATAATTCTTCAAACTTATTTAAGAATAGCTGCGTGCTTTCGTCTGATAGGGTAAATTTAGCGTTTTCTGCATTAGCCATAGAATTTACTGCCTGATTATCTTTAGGGGCTGTATAAGGCTTATACACAATCGTGTTAATTGTTCCGTCGGCATTCCAACCCTTGACATAAATTTCCGACATATCCTGCTTTGGAAAAAATGCCATTGAGCCATCCATAGGTACTTCATTTGCATTAATATTTTCAACTGCCTGTACTATTCTTCCATTAATGCCTGCTATCTGCTGTGGCATAGGCTGTTGATTCATCTGCATAGGCTGTTGTTGTAAGCTCTGCTGATAATTTTGCAAAAAGTTCATTCTATCCATATATGGATTTTGAGATTGCATATAAGAATTATTCATCATAGGTGTTGTCTGATAAGGATTGTTTATCATCTTCTACCTCCTCCAAGACTTCTTCAATTGCGTGGATAACAAGAGATAATGTCACTAAGTCAAGTTTCTGCAATTCTTCTTTGCTTAAGATTTTATCTCTGACTTCATCAGAAAACATTCGCACTACCTCTCTTTCTGATTATATTTTGACATAAAAAAAGACGGATTAACCGTCATGTTTCCGACAGTTATCCGCCAAAAAATAAGCAAAAAAAATAACGCCATTACGGCGTTTGCTAAACTTTTATGATTACTTTCTTGATTACCTCTTTATTTCCCTACAAAAAGACGATGTTCAAAAAATCTCCTTTCATTCAGTGTTTATGCGGGTTTGCAGTGTTTCTTCTCCTTGAAAAAATAGCAGGGGATGAGAGAATCGAACTCCCACCAAAGGTTTTGGAGACCCCTATCATACCATTTGACCAATCCCCTAT